CGCGGCGAGACGCCCCACTTGTCCTCAAACACCTTCTCATGCAGCCGCACGTCCGCCGGGTGCGCGGGATCGCCGCGAAACGTGCTGCGTAGTTTCGTGTGGTTGACCACCACGTCGTTATCGATGCCGAGCTTGAGCCCGGCCTTGCGCACGCGCCAGCAGTAATCGTCGTCTTCGCAGCCGTAGCCGCGTGGGCCTTCGCCGCCGGCGTTGACGCAGAATCGCTCATCCAGCAAACCCACCAGGTCGATCACGCGGCGCGGGATGTAGACGCAGATGAAGGCCACCATCAGCGGGGCGGCGTGCACGGTCGGCTCCACGGCATAGTGCTCGCCGTCCGGCACGTAGCGGACATCGCAGTGCACCTGCTCCGGCGTGCCGCAAACATCGCAGCTCGCCGCGACGATGCCGTACTCGGGGTCGAGGTTTTCGTTGAAGTACTCGGCGTCGTGCTCCAGCCGCGCGAGGCCTCCGGGCGTCTCCAGGAGAGCATCGTCATTCAGGATTACTACATCATCGTCGCCTGCCAAGCGGATGCCAATGTTGACGTTGCGCGCGAAAATGAACGGCCCATGTTTCAAATAAAACAGGATCGGCTGCTTTTCCGTGCCGTATGGCTTCAGCGCGTCCATAAGACACACGGCTTTGATTTCGCTGCCCGCGCCGTCCCACACCACGATCACGCGGCAAGTCTCGCCGGCCGCCCGCAGCGCGCCGACGCACGCGGTCAGGTTGGCGAGGTTACGCGAGGGAATGACCACGGAGTAACTCACTTCACCGCCTCCAGTACCGCCGCGAACTTCCAGACCTCGCAGCGGAGGCCTCCGGGTCCGCCCGCGAGAGGGAAGTAGTTCCGCTCCTCCAGGATCAGAATCTTGAACCGCGCCGTGATTCCGTAAGGCTTTGCAAACCGCAGATGAGCGGGCGAGCCCTGCTCGAAATACTGGAGGCCGTTCGGTGTCCACGCGCTCACGTGAGTCGGGTCCTGCCACTGGCCGCAACCCTTCGCCGCATCGGGGCACTCCATGCGGAGGATGCCGCCGGGCTTGAGCACGCGGTGCGCTTCGTTCATCGTCAGGATTCGATCCGGCAGGTGCTCGAAAATGTCTGCCGCGTAGATCTCATCGACCGTGGAGTCCGCGAACTGCCACGGCTCCGCGAGGTCCATCACCAGGTCCACGCCAGGAAGCTTAACGCGGTCCACGTTGACCCAGCCTGGCTTTATGTCGTCGCTCGATCCCAAATTCAGGCGCATCTCATCACCTCCTGGCAATACTTATCCCACCCCGGCGTGCGCCGCCACTCCGGAGCGCTTCGAAGCATCGTCGCGCGGTCGTAGGCCTCAGTGTTGCCGCCGTGGATGCCGCAGACCAGGCGCGGAGCACAGATTGAGATCCCGCGTTTCCCGAAGCAACGCTGCGCGTTCTTCATCCACCAGCGCCGGTCTTCGTGCGGCGCGTCGTCGAACTGGCACGCCTCCCACGCCGAGCGCCAGTAACACATCGACGCGCCAAGGACGAAGCGCGCATCGCCATTGCGGTACAGCCATGCCTCGTTTGTGGCGTATCCGTCACCGATGGGAAACAGTCGCGTGTCCCAGAACAGCGCATCGCGGTATCCTACGCACGCCTTGCCGCTCGCTTGCAGCAGCGCGACCTGCTCCTCGATCCGGCGGGGGTGACTCCAGTCGTCGGAGTCCCAGTGCACGATGATGTCCGCGCGGTTCGCCAACTCGTTGGCCGCGTTGCGCAGCGCGCCGATGGTCGAGCCGCGGAACTGGTGGGCGCCCACATGAATCTCGGACGCTCGCCAATCCGTCAGATCCTCGTCCAAACAGACCGGGCAGCCTCCGCCCTCGCGCTCGTCGGATGAGCAGGTGTGCGGCCGGTGCCAGGAAAACTGATCCGCGCCGGAGTCAAACGCTATCAGGCGGACCCGGCCTTCCGCCCATTCGATGGCATCATCGCGGTACGTCTGCGCCCGAAAACTGCGCACCGCCCGCGCCACCATCTCGCGGCGCCCGTCCACCAGCATGACCGCTACGACCCACGGATTAGCCACGGCGCACCTCCTGAGTCGCATACACCCCCGTACCTGGTATTCCCGCCGAGACGTAGCACGTCCCGTTGGCGCGCCGGCCCACATGCAGCCCGCGCGGCCCGACGCTGATGCCGACGCCGGTTTTCCCGACGCGCAGGCGCACGCCGGGAAAGAGTTTGATCGATCGGCGGAAACGGATGCTCACGCCGGCCACCCCCACCGCTGCCAGCATCGCCGACACTCCCAGAGAGCGGGCGTCCCGGTTGCGAGGTTGCCGAATTGCACCAGGCGTAGGTTTGTCGGGCTCGTGTGGCGCTTCTGGCACCACCAGCGGCGAATGCGCGTCATAAAACCTCCGGAGGCCGGGACCGTCCGCTGCGCGGCATGACAGCACGCGCTTGGTCAGTTTCTCCCGGCCCGGTATTATTGTGCGCAGAAATGCGGAGGGATTGCAATACGGTATTTACCGGATGCCTCAGATTGGGCTGATAGTGTACGGCTGCGGAGCGGCGCTGATCGTGCCTTGCTGCGTCAGGTAACTGCGTTGCTCCCGCGGCCCCACCAGCGCCGCCCAGCCGATTGCCAGCGCCGTCACGATGTCATCGTGCAGGCCGGCCGGCGCGCCGTAGCGCATCACGCCGCCGGGCGTCGGCTTGCCTTCGAACGCCTGGAGCTCGCCGAGAAGCACGGGATCCGGCGGGATGCGGATCACGCCGCGCTCGAATGCCAGCGCGAGGGTTTGGACGATGGCAGCCTTCGAAGGCCCCGTCGTCAGGAAGCCCGCGACCGGGAGCCCGTCCGTCTGGAGCTGCTCAACCACCGGGCCGCCCATCGAATTGGACTCAGCCACGATCCAGCACCGCGCGCCGTGCTGGCGCCAGAACTCGGCCAGTCGGGCGCGTTGCAATCCGTACTCGATTCCGCGGAATCGGTCAATGCCGACTACCTGGCCGGCGGCAGACAGCGCGACGAACACGGTGTAGTCGCCCGTGCGTCCCCAGTCCACGCCGATCATGGCGGCCGGGTGCCGCGTGATTTCTCCCACGGCCTCGGCGATGCGCCGGAAGACCGCGCCCGCCCAGGTGACAAACCTCGCCTCGACCTCCTGGGCAAACGCGAGGTCTGTGAGGTCCTGGCGCATGGCCTCGATTTCCGCCGGCACGATGTACGGATTGCTCGAGGTCGGCATCTGCCACGATGCCCATTCGGTCTGCGCCGGGTCCGCGCCGCGCTGGTAGAGGGAGTGGAAGTAGTTCGCTGTGCCCTTGGGAGTGCTGAGAAACCACGCGCTCCCCTGGTAGTCCGCAAGCATCGGGCGCAACGTCTGCTGCCAGGCGTGCTCGAAGTCCGCGACCAGCGCCGCTTCATCGATCACCACGCGCGCATAAGATCGGCCGCGGCCGGCGTCGGGTGAGTCGAGCGACCAGCAGTCGATGCGCCCGCCGCCTACCAGCTCAAGCCAGTGCTCCGATTCGTTCTTGCGCGCGGTGACGGGCGCGAGCGTCTGGTGCGCGGTGCGCCACACCTCCGACAGCAGGCGGTAGGTGGGAGCGAACCACGCCGCGGGCTTGCCGGTCAGGGCGGTGCGGATCAGCCGGTCGAGCCCGAGAACTGTTTTCCCCCACCGGCGCCCGCAGCAGACGACGTTGAACCGCTTCGCGCCGCGGAGCACTTCGTACTGCGCCGGGTGCGGTCGCGGCAGGGTGAGTGTGAGCGTCATTCAGGGACGGACTTGTCGGCGTAGACGACTTTCAATTCCACCGGGCCACCGTCGCGGCCGACCAGCTCGTGGCGGTCAGTCTCTCGCCATTCGGCGCGGGTCTTGAGCCAGAAGAACGTGGCTGCCGGGTTCTGGCCGCTCACCGCCATCGCATACGCTGTCTCCGCGACCTTCGCGTTCGCCATGATCGCGGCCGTGGCGAGTTCCTCGGCGTAGTACTTGCGCAGCGTGACGTGCGAGCACCCCACCACGCGCCCGATGTCTTCCTGCGGCACGCCGTAGGACGCCATCGCCTTCACCGTGGCGCGGTCCTTCTCGCTCGGCTTATACGCGGGGTACGCCATGCGCCTCCAAGTGCGCCTCAATGTCGGCGTCGACGGATTCCATGCCGCGCCCCTCGCGGACGTGCTCGAAGGTCGCGCCCTTGTGCGGGCCATCGCCGAGCACGGCCTTCTTTCCCGTCAGGTTTTCCCAGCGCTTAACGATGCAGTCACAGTAGCGAGGCTCTATTTCGAGCACGCGCGCCAGGCGGCCCGACTTCTCGCAGGCAATCACTGTCGTCCCGCTGCCGGCGAACGTGTCCAGGACGGTGTCGCGCGGGTTACTGCTGTTGCGGATCGCGCGCTCGACCAACTCCACCGGCTTCATCGTCGGATGTTCGATGCTGCGCTTCGGGCGCGGACACTCCCACACAGTGTCCTGGTCGCGCGTCGGCACCGCGTTGTGCGTGCCGCCCGGCGTCCAGCCATAGAAGATCGGTTCGTGGCGGTAGTGATAGTCCATCCGTGACATCACGAGCGAGTCCTTCACCCACACCAGGGAGTGCCGCCACACCTCGATCTCGTTGAGCGCAATCGAGAACGCCAGACCCATCGGGCCGTGCGGCGCGGTCACGTACCAGCACGCGCCCTTCCGCGTCCCCAGAAGGAGGTTGCCGAACGATACCCGTAGCATGCCCGTCAACTCCTGGATCGACAGGTCGTCGTTGGCGATCTTGTTCTGTGTGCCGAGCACCCGCGCCTCCGCAGAGGACCCGCCCTTGATACCGGTGCGGCTGGCTATCCCGACGCCATAGGGAGGGTCGGTGAAGATCATATCTGCCAGATTGCCGGCCAGCACCTTCTCCACGTC